TGAACGAACAACTAGCATACCTGTATAGCGACTATCATCACTATTGGGAAATGCTGTTGCATCAGGACGTTCTTCATAACGACCTGCCATAATCTCATGAAAATACATCTTAGCAAGTCGCCGTGCTGTTCCTTTTGAATTAGGATCAGTTCGGCGGTCAATTAAAAGTGCATCTAGAACACCTTCGAAAGCAGTGGTTGCTTCATCCTCAAGCTCTGCTAAGTCGACAGTATCAATATAGTCAGAGATATTATCGCCTGCCCAGAAACGCTTACCATCTTTAACCAATTCTTCACGGAGTCTATCACTTGTTTTCATAAATCCTCCCAGGACGATCACCTGACCGATATGCCATGTTATTATCAGTTTCACGCACCTCTACCTTAGTGCACCACAAACGAGCTGCCTCTGCTGCACCATAATCTGGTAGAAAGATATCGTTGATATAGTCATATAGGAAATCTGCTAGACCTTCACAACCTGTCTTTTCGACCCAGCGAAGTTTTGCAAGACCTTCCTTCTCAAGCATACGGAATACGTCTGCCTTAGGATCATCCTCTGCAACGAGAAGTGTATGATCAAACCATTCTTCAAGTGACGCCTTGAGTGGTTTTAGACCTCCATAATCCATTGCCCAGTTACGAACATCAAGTTCATCTGTTGAAAAGTGAACCCTAAAGGACATTGCGTAACCATGAATTAGATTACAATGACTATTAGCACGCCACTGACGATATGCGACAGGACCAATCTGATTGTAGTTCTTTGTTGAAGTATACTTATATCCGAACATTACTTAGCCTCCCACCAGAAGTCAAACCACCTTGGTTCAACGTTCCGATCAATTTGAATATGTGAATAATGCACTTTAGTTTCTTGTGCTGTATTAACTATCATAGCACAAATACGAATATTGTCAAGGCTTAATTCATTAAAAATTGAACTTTGCCAATCTTTTATTAGTGTCCTAATAGTTTCGCCGCCATCAACAATATCATCAACGATAAGAACTTTCATTCCACCATCAATATCTTCTGGAATCCAGCAATTAGATTCCTGCTCGAAATCATCACGAAGCGACCACTTAACAGTCTCCATAGGAATATTTAGCATATGTGATAAACGGACAGCGGGAACCAAACCGCCACGAGTGATGCCAACAATGTAATCAGGTTGCCATTCATCTGCTTTGATCTGCTCAACAAGGATATTTAGTCCTTCATTGAACTCCTCATAAGTGTAAGGAATTAAATCTGCCATGATTAAGTCCCCCACTCGTTCTTGAACAAAGGCACCTGCAGACGATCTGAATAGCGCCAACCACGAGCCATTGCTGCAAGAGCAACTGTCTTAGCGTTCAACTGATATACAAACTCTACACCGCCAACGGGCATCAAGTATACTGGAATCTTGAAAGGAAAGATTCCTGCTCTGAAAAACAATACCGCTGTTTCTGCATCATGAACATCTTCTTCTGTAGCAACAACAAACTTAAGATATGTGTAGCCAACTTCCTGATAACCTGCAACAACCTGTGGCTTGATTGTTTCGCCAAAGTCATGACCAGAACAAGGCAACTTTGCTGATACCGAGAAAGTAATCTGCCGATCATTATCTTGCTGAAGCCACTCAATGAGATATGCCTTCAATCCTGGATCTAGTTCTTGTGTGCCATTTGTTTCAAACGTAATCTCCTTGAGCTTTCGCATCTTAGGATGACCAAGCAATGAAGGATACTGACGTTGCCACCCTAGCAATGGTTCACCGCCAGTGATGACTAGATGTTCATCATGCCAGTCACCAAGAGGAAGTAGTTCCACAATACGTTCAACTATTGCATCAATTTCTAACATAGGAGACAGATGCTTGAAACGAGGATCCCACGAAGCGTAGGAGTCGCAACCAGTTGACACTAGCGGAAGTGACTTATAATCAGTGTATGGAGTTTGCTTATGTTTTTCGGCAACTACATCACGTTCTGTTGAAAGATCGCCACGAGTCATACCGAACCCAGCACAATGGAAATTACAACCAAAGGTGCGTAGAAAAATTGAAGGAACGCCCATATAGCGACCTTCACCTTGAATTGAATAGAACAATTCAGAAATTTTAATTGACATGTTTTAATTCCTAGTTATTATTTGAGTCGTGGGAGGTCACGACTGGGTTATACTAATTCCTCGTATACGCCGACAATTTCTGCCACCAAAAGACCAATGGCTAGAAATACGACTGAACCACTGAGGGCTCCAAGACATGCACCAATACGGAGACCGCTTTTGATGAATGATAGGTCACGATGCTTCTTGGCATCAGGATGTTTCACTTCTGACATACTATTTATGCTTTCTTTCACTAAGCTTCTTTGCTTTTTTTGCTTGTTCTAAATGATATCGATTTGCACGCTGTAAGTGGCAAATACCATCTAGATGATCTAACTCATGTTGGAATACACGAGCAGTAATGTCCTGATATTGTTCTGTTACAGTTTGACCACTAGGTAATGTATAACGAACTTTTATCACTCTTGGACGTTTCACTTTAACATATAAATTAGGATATGTCAAGCAACTTTCTTCTAAAAGAACAAATTCTTCTGAAGTATCGATAATCCTCGGATTGAAGCAACCAATAATATTTTCACTACGCATAACAAAGAAGCGATATGGCAGACCTATTTGTGGTGCAGCTAGTCCCATACCACCGTGATCAATCATTGCTTGACCTAGTATATTATATAGCTCAACTGGATCGATAGGTGGATTATTAAAATCAAATCTTTCAGTTCCATCCTTAAGGACTGGATCATTAGGTGATGCTAGTTCTGTCATTTTATAATCCTACTATAATCTAGTTTAGTCAATCTGTTAATTGCTGTATGATACCTTTTAAGCAATACGAGCTCATTCTTAGAGAAACTCTGACACCAATATTGCTTACCGTCTATGGCTTCAACCCACTGCGTCATGTTGCTATCCTACTAAAGTTCTTATGCTTTTCAAATTTGATGACCGAATGGAACTTATCATATAGTTGGTCACCCTTATGACTGATAATAAAGGTATTTGTGTCTTGTGTCAACCCCTCAAGGATTTTAATAAATTCTTCTGTGCCACCTGCATCAAGTGAAGAATCAAATACTTCATCCATAATCAAAAGATTGGTGCTAGCACTATTGCGTAACTTCGCAACTGCACGCCATGCAAATAGAATTGCTAAATCGATACGCATCTTTTCACCTTCAGAGAAACTAGCATATGAAAACTCATCTCGGAAACGTGATTTGATCTTTTCATTGAAGCTCTCATCTAATTCGAACTGACAGAAAAAATCCATCGCCGCAAGATACTTGTTAATCAACTTATTCATGATGGGGATATACTGGCGAATGATCTTCGTCTTGATACCACTATCTTTGAGCATGTATGAAGCAACATCGAACACTTCACGTTGGTTGATTAGATCTTCCTTAGTCGCTTTGTATCCTTTCAGTTGCTTATTTAGCTCTGATAGTTCCTCAACACCAGAAGTATTTTCTTCTTGCGTTTCCTTCAACTGTTCAATTTCTGCTTGGATCAATGTGATATGCTTGCTGTTGAAATTGATTGCAGCAAGGTTGTCAGTGATCTGCTTATTATATGTAGTGATCTGCTTATTGATCTCAGCAATTTCTTCGATACGCTGATTTGCTTTCTGATACTCGCTTTCAAGTTTCGTTAGAGCCTCAGTGACTTCTTGTTCCTTGTTTTGACGAGTAGCAATTGTGTCACACTTAAACTGTTCATCAATACCCTGCTGACAGGTTGGGCAATTATCATGCTCTTCGAAGAATGAAATATCTTTCCGTAACTTCTTGATACGTGCTTCTAGAGTCTTTTCCATCTCAATGATCTTAGCAGCACGACCTGACACTTTATCTTGATCATCAATCAGCGAAGATAATGTAGCAACATCCATAGAAAAGCTTGCATTGATTTTTGTTAGATTAGCAGATGCTGTTTCATACTCGGCAATCTTCTCTAACTTCTGTGCAATGATTGCTGCGTTGTTTCGCTTCAAGGCATCAATATGATTGCGGTGAAGTTCGATCTTCTGCTCGGCAAGGTCAATACGATAGTCATTATCTGTGATAGCAATCTTATTGTTTGAGATCTTTTCTTTTAGCAAAATATTCATAGTCGAAAAGATTTGAATATCAAGTAGATCTTCGATAACCTCACGGCGATCTTGTGCCGTCAACTGCATGAATGGCATGAAGTTAGCTGAACCTAGAACAATGATTTGACTAAATGATTTGTGGTTCATCTTGAGAATGTTCTTCTCAAGGATCTCCTGATACTCACGAACATTGCTGCTTTGATTTAGCAACTGATCATTGACAAGGATCTCAAACACTGCTGGCTTGATACCGCGCCGCACTAGATATTCTTTGCCACCAACAGTAAACTCTAGTTCAACAACTGCATCCTTTTGTGTGATTGCATTGACCAACTGTGGTCGGTTGATCTTACGAAAGGGCTTATTATAGAGTGCAAAGGATAGCGCGTCAAGAATAGTCGACTTACCAGCGCCATTCTCGCCAACCACTAGTGTTGATTGCGATCTATCTAAAATAACTTCTGTGAATTGATTGCCAGTCGAAAGGAAATTCTGCCATCTTATCTTCTTAAAATAGATCATATTTATTCCACATTAATTGCTTCATTATATAGCTCGTTCAGGAACCCATTGAGTTTCTTGCGATCTACAGTTGTTTCGATTTGATCGACATACTTCTTGAGGATTGTTAACGTATCCTCTGCCTCATCAACAATATCACTATCATCATCAAGGTTAAGATTGAGATTATCATCTACTACTTGTAGATCAAGAACCTCTGCCTTCTCTAGTTTATCAATGAAGCGGTCGAACCAATAAGGATTGTTCTTTGTCTTTACAATAACTTTAACGAATGTTCCTTTATACTTATCTGCGTCAAAATTAAGCAGATCATCCATAGTAATATCAGTGTCATTGTAAAACACCTTATTAAACATTGTATATGGATTTTGAATAAATGTCAACTCACGGGTGTCTGTATCAAAGATATGAAACCCTCTAGGATCATTATAATCTGACCAAGTCATCTCATATGGCGCACCTAGATAACTAATGTTACCTTTGGTCGACTTGTGGTGGAAGTGACCTGAAAGAACTGTATCAAACTTACCAAACAGATTTGTTTCAAATCCATGATCATTGACAGCACCCTTATACATTTCGAACCCTTGAATTTCCAAGTGACCAAAAAGGATTTGCGCTGGTGTGTTCCTGAGGAAATCCATCGACTGTTCATAGTTGCCACTACATACCCACGGCAGAACGGCGATCTTGGTTCCATCAATTTCGATATCAGTGGGATCTGAATAATAGTTGACATTGAAGTTTGAGTGAGAAAACAACTCATTCATTGAGTTTACTTCATTGGTATTCTTGAAAGCAGTGTCATGATTACCGATAATTACATCAAGTTTTATTCCTTGACTATCACAGTACTCAACGAATTTACGGAGGTGTTTTGCTGTAACAAAGTTGATATACTTACGCCTATCGACAATATCCCCAAGATGGAAGATATTAGTAATCCGATGTTTAGCCAGATACGGAAAGAATTGTTCATAATAAAACCTATTAAAATATGCGGCAAAAGCCACTGAGTCGCCACGAGCGCCCCAGTGGGTATCAGTGATAAGTGCAATTTTCATTAACGCTTTGCCTTAGCTTTCTGGTTATACTGAGCAATAACCTTATCACAATGATTACGAATGTTCTCGAGCGCCACAATATGATTGAAGCGAATGTGCTCAGGAGTTTTTTGATCTAAAGCACTTTCAGTGATCTGCTGGATCAATACTGGAATATTTTCTTTACTCATCATCGGTATTTTCCTCAATAAACTTATCAATCCCAACAATCTTAATTTTAGATGTTTTCTTTGTCTTTCCGGGACTAATATTATTCTTCTTCTCAAAATCTGCAATCTTGCCATCATCAATAGTGACATATGATGCATTGAAATGACCTTCCGTGAATGGTTGGTCGACTAGTAGATTCATAACAGAACTATTTTCAATTGACTTCTGCTTAATATAAGCATGCTTCTTTTCTTTTTGAATACGCTGCAGAAAAGCGTAGTAGATAATCTGAGTGAAGTATGCAAATGGGTTAGTTGACTTATCAGGATCAAAGTTATGTAGATACCTGCAGCACGTTTCGATGCCATCGCTAATCATTTCATCCTTATAAGTATAGGATGCAAAGTTAGGCTTCGTAGCAAGTCGGGTTGCAATCTTATAAATGCAGACACCAATATACTCTGGAATCTTTGGACGTTGATCTTCATCTGTTTTTGCCTCACGACACTCATTGATGAATTTGATCATTTCACCATATAGTAACTTGTTGTCAACGTAATGTGCTGGTTTCTTTTTCATTGTATTGTGTTATTTCCTGTAGACATCATGGCACCTAATAGCTCCATGAGGTAACTCTCTTTATCTTTGTCATGATTACTAATTGATAATTCGATGCTTCTATCAAGTTTATCATTTACACTTTTATCATACTTTGATACACAATGCAAGTAAAATTTGATATAACTCGGTCGAGGCGTTGTAGTAGATACAATACTTGACCTACGGAAACTAACATAATCTTCATCCTCGGCAAAGAAATGATATCTTGAAATAGCAGAATCATCAACTAGCATAGGGCGATACATTAACATTTCTGTTGCATCATCACTAGAGATAACTTCACCAACAACCTCTTCGCCGTTGACCAACTTTACTAGCAAATATGTTTCATTAGTCATCCTTAAGCCCTACTACATAAATTTTATAATCGAAACCTTCCTTATCATAGATAGCAAGGCGCTCAGCAAAGTGCTGAAGGGTGAAGTTCTTGCCGAAGTCATCAATGATATCATATAGGATAGCACCCGATTCTTCTTTTTCTTCATGCAAGCGTAGCATACGACCAATTGACTGCAACACCTTGATCTTCGACTTCGAAGGGGCGGCAGCAATCATATGTTTAAGACGATTGATCGACACACCAGTAGAAGTAGTGCCTAAAGAAGCGATCAAAGTGGCATTGCCTTCTTCCTCAACCGCTTTTCTAATCTCTTCTCGCTGCTGTGCTTTTACAGCGCCATCAATATAATAGACGTTTTCAACCTCATCCTTCAATAGATCATACAACACTTTACCATGTTTGTCAACCAATTTAAAGAAAAGAAGTTTGTTTCCGTGTAAAGATAATGTAAGATTCTTGATGAATTTGTTTCTACCTGAGTGGCCTACAATATAATCTATTTCATCCTGATACGTTTTACCCGCTGCTTTTAGTTCTTTCTTTGATTTAGCAGTATGTTTTAAAATAATGCACTTGATGGTTAACTGTGCAACCTTGCCTTCTTTCATCAACTGCTCAGTGGTAGTAACCTTATACTGAGGACCAAACAATCCTTCGATAGTCGCCACGTTCAATGGGTTATCATCTAGCGTTCCTGTTGTGCCGAAGCGATAAGGACAATCAATCATTGAACTAGCAATCTTTACTAGCTGCGTTGCTTTAGCGGTATGTGCCTCGTCAACAATGATTGCTTTAAATTGTGCATACCATGTTTTAGGAACACTATATTTGCCGTTGTCAATTGCCTGCCAGCAAGCGATAGTGATATCCTGTTCAATGTCACCTTTATTTAGACCATTGGTTGACAAATGACATTCATCCTTATACCCATAGGACTTGAAGTCGTTTGCCAACTGAATGACCAGTGAGGTCGTAGGAACAACAATTAATTCCTTAATCCCCTTGGCGAGATACCACATACATATAATGTAGATGATCAATGACTTACCTGATGAGGTAGGTGACACAAGTGTTCTGCGGCGTGAGCGAAGGCACTTTACAACTGCTTGAACCTGATAGTCATATGGCGTTCTATCAGCAGGTAGGTTTAATGTATCAATAAACTTTCTTACTTCATGCTCGGAAACATCATCATATGCAATCTCATTATCAAATGAAAATTCATATCCTCTACTATCACAAAATCTCTTGACACGCTGGGCTAAACCTGCGTATAATAAACCTGTTAGACCATTAACCAAACGAATCTTGCCGTCCCAAATCCTTGCTTTATACTTAGGATTAAACTTATAATTCTCTGCAAAGAAGGTCAGTTGTTCAGATAGCTCCATCACCGTTCCCGGATCCGAAACTACTTTTACGTAGGCATCATTAACATACTGCAGATGAACTTTATCCATTAAATGCCTATCTTAAATTTTTCCCAATCAACTGCTGTTTTAAGTAAGTAACCTCTATTCGTCAATGTGCGAATGATGCTATCTAACAGTTCGATCTTTTCTTGTTGAATACCAATTTTGAGAGTAAGATCAATAATATCATAATCTGCATCTACATATGTGTAGGCATCTGATTTAAGGACTTTACCGATGGCTGGTAGTTTCCATCCAAGGTCATGTGTTTCTTGTGTAGGACCTTGTGTGTAGAATTCATATTTATCTAGTCGTAGACGCTTAAGATCTGTTTCATACTTACGGAGTCGCAAACGCTCCTCAGTGAAGATTGCATAGTACTTAGCATGTAGTTTAGGGATTTTAAGTGCTTCATCACCTAGTTCAGTGCGGTTGATGTTAGCATCTACGTTCCATAGTGTAAAGATATCATCAAGCTTCATAATTTTCACCTATAGTTATTGTTTACTTCATATATGATTATATAGTAACAGCAAAGCAATGTCAACTATAATTTTGTAATTTCGTAAACTCTATATCGAAAAGTAGCAGTAGCAGTGACATAATCAACATCTGTAGCAGTAGAACCCAATTCCAACTGTGAGATAGAAGTCGGAAAAGCATCCTTAAATTGAAACTCAACGTTTGGATTCATAGCGCTATTTAGAATAGTGACATTGATATCTGATGATACTGTTTCTTCTGAACCTTTAGCAGCTTTACCTAGACGTTTATATTGATCAAAGTCATCAGGGAAACCTAGGCTAAGAATCCAGTTGTATACTTCTAGCCAGTTCTTAAGATCTTCATCGACCTTAAATGTGACTGATAACTCAGCGTAGTCAATATGATCACCCGGACGAGGAACCTTTACAAAAGGGGTCGCCTGATATGTTTCACTCATTGAGATACCAGGAATACTAATATTCTGTAGAAAGAATACAGTTGTTGGCGCTCGGGCAAGAGTCAACTTGAACCCAAGTGGTGATAAGAAGTTCAAATTGGTTGGTTGTGTTGCTACGCTCATGTTATCTCCTTATACACTATTTATACAACAAAAAAGGAGGGGAACCTTTCGATCCCCCTCCCAAGTTTGTAACAACTTTTATGTTTTTATTACATAAGGTTGTTGATGATAACCCGGCGATAGTAGAGGTTAGAATCCTTAGTGATTGCACCAAGACCTTCACCTGTACCGTCTGCGAATGGGTTAGCAACCATGCCGTAACGAGTCTTGAACCCGATCTTTGGCTGGAATGAACCCTGGTCAACAGCGCGGACCATCTGTAGTGGAACATATGGGCAGTAGAAGAGACCAGCATCGAAAGCTGCTGAACCCTTGTAGCCTACTGTGATGTAGTTACCGGTTACGTATGGATCGATATAAACCTTGAGGCGACCGTTAAGAACACCAGCGAAGGTATTGCCTGTGTCGTCAATGTTTAGGTTGTTGCTGTTAAGAGCAGGAGCGTAGTCAAGAACACCAGCCATCTGAAGAGCAGAAGCAACGTCTGAAGAACAGATAACGATGTTACCCTTACCACGGCGAGTGTCTTTTGCAATCTTGTTAGCTTCACGCTCAAGCTGGAACATTAGACCCTTGAACTTTTCAACTGACCAACGACCATTTGAGTCGGTGTCAAGATCGAAGATACCAGCTGTTGTAGTGTCTGAAGAAGCACCACGAGCAGCAGATACGTTGATTGTGCGGATAACTTCGCGGTTAATTTCAGCAAGGATTTCGCCCTGAAGAATATTAGCAAGCTCTGTTTCAGCATCAAGACCATGAATTGCCTTAAGATCCTGAGCCAATTCCATTGTGTACTCAGCCTTTAGAGCGCGAGTAACAGCGGTAACTGAAACCTTCTCGATTGAGAAAGCCATTTCAGGAATAGCAGTGTTGCCTGAAGTACCAAGAGCTTCTGCTTGAGCGGTGCTCATACCAGCAGCATAGTTGTAGGTGTTTGATTCTGCGTTGTTTGCAGTGGTAGGTGATGTACCAATGTTACGAGCACCAGGAAG